ACTTTCATTTTATCGACGTGACCTGTAAACCTTTAAGGTGTAAACCGTTTTGGCTATGCTATACTTTTGTTTACACGTTAAAAACTACAATTAAGGATTTAAAATGGCAGGTACAAAATTAGAAATAAAGTTAAATGTAAAAGACTTAGATTTATTTAAAAACCTAGTAACACTACTTGAAAAGCACTTTAAAGATTTACCAAAAGAACTCCAAGATAGTTTAATAATCATGATTGAAGACGAAAAACAGTCATAGAGTGGTAAATGGATAACTTTACAAAACAAATATGCCCTAAATGCAAATCGGAAAAATTCAAAAAAATAAATGATGATTTAATAATAGAGTGTATTTGCGGAACAATATTTAAAGACAATATAGAAATTAAATACATAACCGGCAAACAAGCACAACTAATATTAAGTATAACCACACGTCAAGGTTTACACAAAATAGTAAAAGAAAAAAATATATCTGTAAAGTCTCAAGGTGCAGGAAAAGCAAACCTATATCTTGAAAGCGATATTAAAGAAGTTGCTAAAAATACAAATGATCAAAGATTAAAAACAAATCCAAAACTTAAAAAAAAGATTGAAACTAAAAAAAAACTAATTTCTAAAAAAAAAGAAGTTATCAAAAAAGATAAAATAGAAAAACCAGATGTATTAAAAAACGAGCCAAAAAATACAAACTTAGACGATGAAGAATTTACACCACTTAATAAAATAGGTCAAAGTGAATTTTTGAGAGTTGAAAAATTACTTATTAAAAATGGAACTTATGAAGAGGTCGATAGAAGTTTACTTTTATTTTATGCGATAAGTTATCAAAAGTATATTAATGCAGTTACTATGTCGGCTCAACAGGACGATGTTACTATGAATGATTTTGGAGATTTAAAAGTTCATCCATATTTTCAAGTAGCCAATAAAACTTTTTCACATATGCAAAAATTAGCTGTTATGCTGGGAATTGGTGTTAAGTCTAGAGTGGGGCTTGAAATTAAAAAGCCAAAGAAAAAAAGTGTATTTGATATGCTTAATCAAACAGAGGAGTTTTAAAGATGACCGGATTAAAAATTGTATTTCGTGGAGAAGATATTAAAACTACAATTACATCAAAGAAGATAAACGAGGCAAAACTTGATTATTTTTTAAAATTTATTGATAATTGTAATAGCGAGGGATTAAATATAATTAAAATATATAGAGGCTCACGCAAAATAAGAGATATTTCACTATCTAAAGATGAATATATGTTAATGTTTAATAAATGGATTGACTATAAAAAGCATAAAGATAGCTAGTTTATGATACAATCATGCTGTTAATCGGAGAGTTTAGCGGCTCTCCATCCATTAGATTAACAAAATGATTAACAAGGACTTCAAAATGGAAACTTCAAAAATATGCACTAAGTGTCACACTTCAAAAACTTTAGATGAATTTACAATAAGAACTGACACTGGAAATCATAGACGACAATGTAAAGATTGTGTAATTGAGAGACATAAAAAATATTATTGTAAAAATAAAGATAAATCAAAAAAATACCAAGAAAAAAATAAAGAAAAAATAAGAGAATATAGAAGAAAAAAATATTTAGAAAATTCAGAAGAAATCAAGGAAGAAAGAAGACAATACCGAAAAGAAAATAAAGAACTTGTAAAAGCTCAGAAGAAAAAATATTACGAAAAACACTCAGATTATGTAAAGCAAAAAACAAAAGATTATTATGCAGAAAATACAGAAGCAATAGCTATTAAAAATAAAGAATACCGTGATAAGCATTTTGAAGTTTTAAAAGAAAAAAAGAAAATATATATAAGTGAAAATTTGGTTTTAGTAAGGGGAAGGCAAAGAAGATATATGCAAACACCCAAAGGTAGAGCAATAGCAAAAAATATGAAGCATATGCGTAGAACTGCTGAAAAAAATGGCGATGTTACTACAGTGCAACTTTTAGAACTTCAACAAAACGAAAAAGTTTGTTATTGGTGCGATAAACAACTAATACCAGAACAAACTCACGTGGATCACTATATGCCATTATCAAAAGGTGGGAAACATACTATTTCTAATTTAGTTATGGCTTGTTCAAAATGCAATAGAATTAAGTCCAATAAAGACCCATTGAAGTTTGCTGCTGAAATAGGAAAAATATTATGAACAATGACTTTAAAGAGCCTCAGCACTTCTGGGCTATTGCTAAAGAGTATATTATCAAAAAAGATAAAGAGCTTCAAGAAATAGGAGATTACTATATAGACAAACAACTAGCGTATAATTATATAAAGTTTGGAAGCATAATTAAACATACTGCTGGTAAAACAGCAAATATAAACTTCCAATTCCAGCAATGGCAGATAGAATCTATAGTAGACATCTTTGGAATTAAACACGCAAAAGGTCAATTTAAAGGACTTAGAAGATACCAAAAAGTCTTATTCTTTATCCCTAAGAAAAATGGCAAGAGCGAGTTGGCTGGACTATTGCATATTTTAGTGTTCTTTTTAGATAAACAGCTATCAAAAGAGCAGTATAGTATCGCATCTGATTTAGAACAGGCTCTGATTATTCATAGCGTTTTTGTAAATATGATAGAAAACCAACCAGACTTAATCGAAGAAATAACAAAAATAACAATCAAGCCTCCAGTAGTGGTTAAAAAGAATGGAGCGTTTAAAGATATTTTTACATCACTTGCTAAACCTCAGGGGGATGCTAAAGATGGTAAAAAAGTAACATTTTTTAGCAGTGATGAGGGGCATTCTCAGCCATCAAGAGACTTATATCAATTAATGACCAATGGATTAGCTTCAAATGATGAGCCACTAGAAATACATCTATCAACAGCTGGATATAATAAAAATGGCTACTTTTACACAACGATTTATCAGTATGCTAAGAAAGTGAAACAAGGCATAATTAAAGATGAAAGGTTCTACTCAGTTATGTTTGAATTAGAAGATGATGAGATTCAAGAATTAGAAGATAATAATCCAGACTTTTGGAAAGATCCTAAAATATGGGCTAGAGTCAATCCAAATTTAAATATCAGTCCGACACTAAACTTTATGTACGGTCAAATTGCAGCAGCAGAACAAAGCGAAGAGGCACTTATAGCTTTCAAGACCAAACACCTAAATATGTGGATGGATAAAGCCATGACTTGGATTAAGCACAGCGTATGGACAGCAAATCAAACACCAATAAACGAAGATAATTTAAAAGGTAGATTGTGTTACGCTGGACTAGATTTATCCTCTGTTATAGATTTATCATGCTGGTTATTGATATTTCCTAAAGATTGGCGGTGGTTATGACATTTTACCTCGTTTTTTCATTCCAAAAGACCAAATGAGAGAACGAGTAAGACGTGATAAAGTTCCATATTTTGACTGGGTTAAAGATGGTTTAATCACGGTAACAGAGGGTAATGTTATTGATTATGACTTCATAGAGGCTCAAATACAAAAAGATTGTGAATTTTTTAATGTGAAAATGGCTGCTTATGATAGATGGAATAGCTCTAGTTTAGTTACAAACATTACAAATGATGAGGTAGTGGATATGGTGCCTTTTGGTCAGGGATTTGGGAGTATGTCAACTCCAACTAAGCAAATAGAGGTTTTATCACTACAGAATAAGTTAAATCATGGAGATAATCAAGTTTTAAATTGGAATTGCTCAAATGTTGTTTTAAAAAGAGATCCAGCAGATAATGTAAAAATTGATAAAGATAAATCTACTGAAAAAGTGGATGGCATGGTGGCACTTGCTATGGCTATAGGAATAGCGATTAAAGATATTGAAGAAAAAGAAGATGAGAATGTATATGAGGGTAGAGGATTGAGGATACTATAAAATATGATATACTTTTGCAGATTAAAAAAAGGGATACATAATGAAAAAAATATTATTGATAATATTAGCTACATTGACACTATTCGGAGAAAATACATATTACGACCAAGTAATAGAAAATGACTCATGGAAAGATAAGGCAAAAATTAAATTATTTGATAACAACGATAGCACATACTCAATATCTATAAAAGAAATAGATTCTACTGTAGATATTGCAAGAGGTAATGTAAGCGGTTCAGAACCTTTCGGTGCTTATGGCAAAATAGTCACAAGCGGAGCAGTTACGAATAGATTGCTTTGGGCTGATGGAGATTGGAGTATTCCTAATCAGACCACAGGTCAAAGAGTATCAATACAAAGTACAAATGCAGCAGATGGAATAGATGGAACGGGAATAAGAAGTATTCATCTTCATTATTTAGATGCTGATTTAAACCCTCATGAAGAAGAAGTAGATTTGAATGGCACTAATTCAGTATTGACAAACGCTACAAATATAAGATTTATTCAATGTGGACATATTGGCGAATTTGGAAGTGATAAACACGCAATAGGAACTATAACTTTTGAAAATTTAGACTTAAACGAAACATTCAATCAAATAGATGCACTTGAAAACAGATGTAGTTCATCTGCTAGAATGGTGCCAAATGGCAAAAGAGCTATCGTGTCAGGTTTAGTTGGTGGTTCGATAAGCGGTACTGCGGCTTCATCTTCTTCTGTTTCAATAGCAGCTACTACAATAGCAGACCATGATTATACGGAATATGCAATACTCATACCTTTTGGAAGTATCGGGGTGCAAGATGGAGCAGTAGCTTTTACTTTACCCATTCCAGCTGTATTTAATGAGGGTACAATAATAGCTATGACTTGCTCAACGGACAAAGCTGCAACTATCACGGGTAATTGGTATGGATGGTTAGAAGATGAATAATCAGCGAATGGAAATTTTAAATAATAAAAAGACAAGGATTAAAAATGTTTAGATATATATTGTTGAGTATATTGTTATTTAGTGGATTATTTGGAACAGATATATACTATGACCAAGTAATAGATAACGGTTCATGGGAGCCTAAAGCAAAAATAAGACTAATCGAGAATAACGATACTACTTATTCAATAGCTCCAAATATGGCGGATGGTTTAGGAAACCCGATAACATCAATAGATGGAAATTTAGATATAGGTAATTTTTATCTAAAAGTTGCAAAAGATGAAGTTACAGGACACTCGATAATTCATAAATTTGGTAGAAACCCTGCTGTATCGACTAGCTCTTTCAGTACTATTTGGAATGGGGGCGGTGCTTATACGGGGTTTAATGCTACAGAAGCCGAGATAGTAACTATTTCGTCTACCGATGCGGATGATAACGGAGACACAAACGATACTGGATTAAGGACACTTAGAATATTTGGCTTAGATGCTGATTGGCATGAGCAATATGAAGATATAACTTTAGAGGGTACAGACGATGTTAATTCTACACTATCCTATGTTAGATTAGATAGGGCTAAGGGACTAACTGCCGGAAGTAGTGGATATAATGAAGGTGATATAACGATAAAGCAAAGTGTTACAATAGCTAATGTGTTTGCAGTTGTACCAGCTACATATAACTCCACTATGATAGCCGCTTATACAATTCCAGCCGATAGAACAGGATATCTAATGAGTTTATCCACCGCACTATCTAATAAGAATGCAGCGGTAGTTGATGTTAGGTTTCAAGTAAAACATCCTGGTGATATATTTACTGTAGGAGGGGAAGCTGCTATTAATTCAGTGGGTTCAGGTTTTGTTACTTTTCCTTTTCCTATACCCATAAGATTACAAGCAAAAACAGATATTTATATAGAGGGTGAAGCTTCAGCTAGTGTTGCGGTTTCTGCTTTTATGGATATTCTTTTAGTAGATGATTAAGGAATAAACTAAAAATTATCTTATTTTAAAAATTTATGTTACAATACATTATTAAGTCGAGTAAAATCGCTACATACAACGAGCATGAAATTATTGCTTAAAGGTAAAAAATGAATACAACAAAAAATATACTTATATTTTATTTTATTGTTCTAATATGCCTTTGTATATCATCTTTAGGGGTGTATATACTAAATGATATAGCAGGACTTATCTACTCAAGTATTGCAATTACAATAACCCCAATCTTAACAATATTTTCAATAGTAATATCCGCATCGAGAGAAAAATAATGAGTTTTTTTAATAAGGTATGGCAAAGTGATGAAAGTTCAGATGATTTTCTACGCATTTTTAATAATGTAGCAGAAACTTCAAGCGGTGTAAAAATCACGGCAGATACGGCATTAAGAAATTCAGTAGTTTTTGCTTGTAACCGTGTATTAAGTGAATCAATTTCTAGTTTACCTTTAGTTCTTTATAAAGAAGATGAAAAAGGCAACAGATCTAAAGCAAAAGACCATCCTTTATATAAATTACTAAATAGCAATCCAAACAAAGAAAATACTACTATGCAGTGGCGAGAAACTATGATAACTAACCTTAATTTAAGAGGTAATCACTTCACTCAAATAATCCGAAACAATAAAGGCGATATTTTATCGCTATGGGGATTAGATACCGCAAGAATGACGGCAAAAAGACTTAAAAGCACGGGCGAAATAGTTTTTATTTATAACTATGGATTAGATAACGAAACAGGCACAAAAGAAGTAGCTTTTAAATTTGAAGATATTTTAAATGTAGCTGGATTATCACTTGATGGTATAGTAGGGGTAAGTCCTATCTCATACAATAGAGAGTCTATAGGTGTATCAGTTGCATTAGATAAGTTTGCTGGTTCATTTTTTAAAAACAGTGCAAGTCCGTCGGGAATATTTTCAATAGATGGCGAGTTGTCAGACGAAGCATTTAAAAGAATGAAAGAAGACTTTGATAAAAGCTGGACAGGAATGAAAAACAGTAATAAACCGATGGTCTTAGAGGGTGGAGCAAAATTTAATCCTATTACTATGACAAATGTAGATAGTCAATTCTTAGAAGCTAGAAAATTTCAAAAACAGGATATTTCATCTATATTCAGAGTTCCATTACACATGATAAACGACCTTGAAAAAGCAAACTATAATAGTATAGAGCAATTATCACTAGAATTTGTAATATATTCTCTTACACCAACTCTAATAAGAATAGAACAATGTATGCAACGTGATCTATTAACTGAAAAAGAAATAGCAGATGGATATTATATAAAGCATAATTTGAATGCACTATTAAGAGGTGATACAAAATCAAGAGCAGAACTTTATAGTAAGTTTGTCTCAAGCGGTATATTTACTATTAATGATGTTCTTGAATTAGAAGATCGAAATAGTGTTGATAATGGAAATGAGAGATATATGCAAATGGCTATGACTACTATCAACAATATCAATGATGGAAAAAATCTTAAAAATGGAGAAACACAAAATGGATAATATTTTAAAAACGATGGGAATGTATCCTTGGGCTATACAAAGAGCGGAACTTGATAAAATAGTAGCAATAGCTAATAGAAGTAATGAGATTGAAACTCTAGCTGCAAAACATTCAGGAACGCTAAATAATACCCATAAAGTAGAAATTAGAGATGGAATAGCAATTATTCCAATAGTAGGCTCAATATTCAGATATGCAAATCTTTTCACAGAGATAAGCGGTGCGACTTCTACTCAAATATTAAGCTTAGATTTCAATACAGCATTAAACGATAAAGAAGTAAAAGGAATTTTACTAAATATTGATAGTGGCGGTGGTCAAGCTAATGGGATAAGTGAGCTTTCATCTATGATATTTAACGCAAGAGGGATAAAACCTATCAAAGCATATATCGGTGGAAGTGGTGCAAGTGCTGCTTATTGGATAGGTAGTTCAGCAGATGAGGTAGTTATAAACGATACGGGTGTAGCTGGTTCAATAGGTGCAATGCTATCATTTGATGATGATACTGAGAAAAAAGAAAAAGAGGGCGTTAAAGAAGTGAAAATTATATCTTCAGTATCTCCACTTAAAAATAGCGATAGCGAACTACAATCATTAGTGGATTCACTAGGAAATATATTCGTTGAAAATGTAGCTAGAAATAGAGGCACTACAACGGAAAATGTAAAATCAAATTATGGACAAGGAGGCTTATTTGTTGGAAAAGATGCAGTTAATGCAGGGTTAGCGGATAAGGTGGGAACTTTTGAAGAGGTGTTAGCTTCTTTTGGAACAAGTAACCAAGAGTTTAATAGTGCAAAATTTAACGCACGACAAAGAGAACTAAATCTATTAAAGGAGATTTAAAATGTTAAAAAAATTAAGAAAAGCAAGAGCGGAAGCAATTGCATCAATGGGTGAGCTAAATACTTTAGCTTTAGATGAAAAGAGAGATTTTACAGCAGATGAGCAATCACAATATGATGCACTAGACGCTAAACAAAAATCACTTAAAGGTCAAATTGCAAGAGCGGAATCTCAAAATGATTTAGACACTGAAATGAATACTGCAACATCAGCACCATTTCATGCTCCAGTTGCAAGTAATGCGGTAACGGCTGAAATTGTAGATGATAAAGAGTTTAAAAACTTGGGTGAGTTTATGAACGCCGTTAAGTCTGGTGGACACGATTCAAGATTAAATTTTGTTTCTGCACAGTCAATGGGTAACGGTTCAGAAGGTGGCTTTTTAGTTCCTAAGAAATTTGGTGAAATGATTACAGCTTTCACACCTGAAATGTCATTTATTAGAGCTGGTGCAACGGTTATTCCCGCAGGTGAAAATCCAGATGCAGAAATTTCATTCCCTGCTTTAGATCAAAGTGGTGATAAAGGTGTTTATTCGGGTGTTGTAACAACTTGGGTAGCAGAGGGTGCAGAAATTGATGAAACATCATTCTCATTAAGAGAAATTACAATGGCACCAAAAGCAGTTGCAGGATTTATTGCATTTTCTAACAAGTTGCTTAGAAATACAGCAGCAGCTTCTACACTTGGAACAATGCTATTAAGACAAGCAATCGCAAAAGCTGAAGAAGATGCTTTTATTGGTGGTGATGGAGTTGGTAAACCTTTAGGTTTCTTAGGTCATGCTTCCGCAAAAGCTATAAATAGAGATACAGCAGATACTGTTAAATTTATTGATTTAGCAAAAATGGTACAAAACCATAAAGGTGATATGAAAGAGTGGGTTATCTCTCAAACTTTATATTCAACTATTATAACAATAGTAGATGCTAACAATGGTTTAATTTTCACTAATGGGATTGATGGAGCATCACCAATGATGCTAGGTTTTCCAGTTAGATGGAGCGAAAGAACTCCGACTATAGGGGTTAAGGGCGATATTATGCTACTTGACTTATCTTATTACTATATAAAAGATGGTTCTGGGATTGTTATTTCTGCAAGTGAACACGTTCAATTTACAAAAGATAAAACTTTATTTAAAGTAATTTCTAATGTAGATGGTCAATCGTCAATGAACACAACATTAAAACTTGAAAATGGCTCAACGGTATCACCTTTTGTGATTCTTGATGTACCATCAGCTTAAGGAGCTAAATTATGAAAAAAATGAATGAAGAGTTAGAAGTAGTAGCAGGTGTAGTACCACAGGATGTAGGTACTGCCGATGTAACGGGTGATTATTTACCGATGGAAGGTGCAGATCAAATTCTTGCAACATTTACAACAGCAGCACTTACTACTGGTAAAATCGGAACAGTAGAGCTTTTACAAGCTACTGATTCAAGCGGTACAGGTACAAAAGCACTAGCAACAGCAGTAAGCGGTACATCGGTAGATAGTGGAGCGGTTACCGTTTCAGTTGGTGTAAAAAGTGATGATTTTGATACAAATAATGATTTTAATCATTATGCGGTTAAAGTTACTATTGATGAAGCTGGAAAACTTGGTGC